GCGCAAAGCGTTCAACCTATCTATGTAGGTATTAAACGCAGAGGCGGTTAGGTTTGGAACGGGTTTTCCGGCTTTTATAAGTTCCGCATCGTTCTCTGTCCATGAGAATTCAGAGATATACCTTTTATTCGTAAAGAACACATACATATCGGTGTACTCGTGCCCGGTTAGGTTCAGTGTATCATCTACATAGGCTCCAAGGATTTTGCCGCATGAAAGATTGTAATATATGTAAGTGCTTCCATAAGTCTTGTACGCCAAAAGATCTTTAACCGCAATTGTATCAGTGTCTATTTCCTGCGTCAGTGTAGCAAGCGATACGGAGCCTGTCGTTGTCACGCATTTACAGTGTTGTGTATATGTTGCCATAAAATCACCCAAAAACCGCAATAGATGTTCCTATGTCTGTATTCACGCCATTGACCGTTTTATAGACACCGCTTGCCGTCACATACAAGGAATTTCGTCCTGCTGTCATTCGAACGCCTTTATTGGTGACGATGATGTAGTAACCGCCGAGTCCCAAGCCTGTACGTCCACCATAGGCCATAACAATACCGTCCGTAGATGAAACGCCATTGTCGCCGCTTCCCATGCCGATATAGCCGTAATCCGTTTGGCCTGTTGAATCCATCACGTGGAAATAGCCGCCTCGCAAGCCAATCTCGTTCGCTTCAATGTAGGGGGATTGCACCTTCGTGAAATCAATATAGGTCGCCTGAATGTACTCCGGGACGTTGCTGCTCTCGATTTTGGTTTGTAAGTCCGCGCTTAGATCGCCAAACGTGATTGCACCGGTCAGATTGATGTTGTCTGCCGTGATCGTTCCGACCTTCACAAGGCCGGTGATATTGACGCCATCTTTCGAGAGCGTGATGTTCGCGCCGTTCTCTGCTGCCGTGTAGGAGAGTGTCAGGCCGTTCAGGTTGAGGTCAACAAGGGCCTGTGCATTTTCTCCATCGATCTTTCCGGAGACTTCAAGCGCGATCTGCTCCGTGCTCTTGCGGATCTCAGAGAAAGATCTCGCGTTTATCCGCTCTTCCCTCGTCCGCGCTTGATACGGATATTCGTGATTGACCTCCGTTTCGATTGGAGCCTCAATATCTGCGCTCATAGAGACGCCCACTGTAAAGGCCGCAGAGGCCAGAATAGAGGCGTTTCCATTGGGCTTGACGCTGTCTCCCAATTCAAGTGCTGGGTTGAAGAACGCCGTTCCAGCACTGTACGGAAGGTATTTTACGCCGTTCAGAACGCCACGGACGTAATTACAAATCTCCTGTGTGGCGTAAATGCAATCTGCTTGGATCTCGTATCCACTATCCCCAGCGGAATACTGGGTGTTCGAATCCGGGTAGAGCGTTACCTTGCCGATGGTGACTGTATCTCCGAGAATGTCGCAGCTCATGACCGGCACGTCGTCCGAGTTCGTCGGAGAGGCGAGACGGATAAGTCGGAGCTTTCCTTCTTCGGTAATAACGAAGTTGCCGCCGGATGCCGCCGCGATGCCACAGAGGACTTCACGCATCGTGTAGACCTCTGTCGGAGAATCCACCGTGTAGGGCGCGATCTGGCTTCTGGAATCCAACTCGACGCTCATCTTTCCGCAGATATAATTCACCGCAGCCGACATCGCCATCGGATATGTTCCGGAGTTGTCGATGTAATCCTGCTCGGCTTTCAGCATCGCGTCGTATGCCGTAATGGTCATCCATCCATAAGCATCCGTGGAGCGCGTATCGATGTAGAACGTGCCGAACGGGAGCCAGTCTGTGGCCACATCACCGTAATCCTTCAGCCGGATATAGCACTTGATCTCCGCTGCCGTTGGGATCGTACCGTTTGGTTCGAAGACCATATCCAGCATCGCCGAAGTAGCCTGTCCGATGGTCAGCTTATCCATCATGGATTTGGTGATCCGCGCAGATTTGATCTCGCCGTATGTATAGGTTTTTCCGTTTATGACCGCCTTGAAGTCAACCTGATAGTCGCCCGCAAGGATGTCATTCCATTTTGCCGGAACTGTCTGCATTGCATCACCTACTTTTCAATGAGGGGAAATGTGATACCGTCCCAATACTCCTGCCCGTTCTCTCTTTTGATAAGAAACGAGGCCGGGTTGTTGTTGGAATACATGGTTTTTGTCGTAACCGCCCCAAGCTGCGGGTCGTAATACTGCACAGTCACGAACACCGGCATAATAGCTGTGAGGACAGTAGCCGCTTCGGGACCTAGCAGAGGGCGGCAGGTAATGTCTAAGCGAACCTTCGTTGCCACTCTGTTTCTCTGCATAGCTCCATCAAGGGTTCGCCCTGCATCAGAGGATTCCACATCATTCCTCTGCCACTTGAAGCCCTGAAAAGCGATATAAGGGGCGATGTCTACGCCGCCGATTTTTACAGTCATAGCTCGCCTCCTTACACGTTCGCCGTAGCGATCCCGTACATCCGGTTTCTGCGGTTCTGGCTCGAAGTAATTTCCTTTCCGTCCAGATAAATCTTCTGCGGCCTATCCGCGATATTTCCCATAACCGAAGCAACCGCTCTAGCCACACCAGCAGATACCGCCTCAACGATCTGGTCATTGTTCGCGACTGCTGTTCGGCCTCCGATTGTACCGACCATTTCAGGCCCACTCTCTCGTGCGGCAAACAATTCGCCGGAGGAAACAAAACCGCCGTTTGCTTTCAAGGAGACTTTCCCGAAACTGCCAGATCGGCCAGAGCCGCCGCCACCAGATACAGAGACGCTTTTTGCCCCAGAAAAAATGTTGTTGATCTTATTCTTCCAGTTGTCGATAATTGGCTGAACGCTCGTGTTCCACCAGTTTGAAATAGCAGCCCAAGCATTTTTGATTGGGGTAAAGATACTGTTCCAGTCCGGGTCTCTGCTCTGCGCAAGCGAGGCCCCACCTTCAATGAGCATCCCAAGCCCGAGAGGAATTCCGACGCCGGTAAAGCACAGCAAAACGCCGAGCGCGACCATGCCGGAGCTTTTAGCAATTTTCTTGACGTCTTCAAAGACTTCCTTTGCTTTTGTAGACACATTGTCCCAAACCGGGGTCCTCTTTTCAGCGAGAGACTTTGCGCCCTCTTCAATGAGGCCGATGCCAAGCGGCAATCCAATGACCGTACAGCAAAGGAGAACGCCAAGCGCAAGATACCCAACACTGACAATTACGCGTTTAGCCTTTTCAAGGGCCTGTTTGCACAACTGGCTGATAGAGTCCCAGTTCGCAACGACTGTTGCAGCCAATCCAGCCGCACCAACGATCATAAGCCCAATCCCAAGAGGAACATTCGCGCCCGAGAATGTCAGGACTGCGCCGAGCGCGAGAAATGCAGTAGACACAGCTGCGGTGATAATTCCGAGAGTCCCTTGAAGGGACTTCTTCAGACGGTTCCAGTCCAGCTTCGCAGCCGTTCCGAGAATTGCTGCACCTGTAAGCATGAGGCCAATTCCGAGCGGAATATTGGCGCCAGAGAAAGCAAGAATCGCACCGATTGCAAATACCGCTCCGCCTACGATCAGCATGATCTTCATAATGGAGTCTTTGACCTCTTCACTCAAAGAACCCCATTTTGCTGCAATCTCTTTTGCGAAAAGAACGCCGCCAAGAACCATCATACCGAGGCCGAGGGGGATATTCGCGCCGGAAAATGCCAGAATTGCGCCGATAACAAACAGGCCAAGCGCGGTTGTCAAAATTCCGATTGCCGAGGTCAAAAATTCCTTGATCTTATCAATAGTTTTCTTTGTCCATTCAGCAATTTTCTTGACCTTATCGCTGACCTGTGCCTCTTCAAACATGTTACTGTAATCGACACCAGAAGCGCCGCCACCTCCGCCAGAGTTTTTATCGTTTAAGCGGTTGATCTCATCGAAGCCGAGAAGCGTTTTCTGAAGTTCCTTTGCTGCGCCGGATGCCGTGTTGAGGCTCTTAGCGTAATCCACAGAGTTTTTCTTGGCTTTTGTGAATGTGCCTTTCCCCTGTAGTGCTTGGAAGAACATATTGATTGCATTTGCAGCGGTGATAAACGCGCTTGCAATCGTATTGATTAGGGGGAGAAGTGCAGTCAACACCGGCATGACCGCAGCGCCAATGGAATTTTTGACCTGTTGAAGCGTCGACGCATATTCAGACATTGTCCGATTTGCATTGGCAGCATCGGTGCTGTTCATCGCGGCACTATAGCGGACGAGATTCTGGATGCCCTCTCTAGCTGCGGAAGAAATATTCTTGATTGCGCTGCGTACAGCGCGATACAGTGCGATTCTTCCGATTGATTTTGCAAGATTTACAAACTGGCTTCCGAGATTTCTGATTGGCGCTGTCGCTCTTTCGGCAGCACCGATCACAAACGTATTCAGCCCAGCGGAAAAAGCCTTGAAGTCGGCAACAGACGATTCCGCGGCGTTACCGGATTCTTCTACCGCCTCCGATGTTTTTTGAACATCCGAATCTTTAAATTCCCCCGTTGGGATTGTTGGGGCCGTCTGAGTTTGCCCACTAGTACGCGGGACTGCGCCGATGTTGGCGATACTGTCAATATCCTTTGCAGCGCCCTTTAGATTTGAAAAGTCGATTGAAGCAATACTTTCCAATCTACGGATAGTGCCGTCAAGGCCGCTTCCAGCATCGCTTACGCCGGTGATAGCCTCTCCAATCCTTCTGATCTGCCGGACAGCCGAGGCAAGGCCAGCGCCGCCACTTGCGGCCTGTTTGAGCCGATTAAGGGTACCGATAAGGCCCTCCATACCGCTGGAAGCATCAGATGCACTTTTCTTGACCTCGATTTCAAGGGTTTCAACTGTCGGCATTTAATCACCACACTTTGCTTTGTATTTCCGTTCCATTGCCTTGAAGAACATGATCGCCTTCTGGCGTTCTCGTTCAGCTCTCTCTTCCTTCTCGTCCGGTGTCTCTCGTGTGATTTTCCGGGGTTTACTCGGATATTCCATAGGCTTTTTCCCTTTCGAGGCAAAAGCATTAGAGAGGGCAATGGAAAGAGCATCGTAAAAATAGACGCCCTGGAGCCAGAGTTCATAATTCCTGCTCTCAAGGCGCAACCTGTCTGCCTCTATGTAAGGCTTCATCTTGGCGGGGTTCATATTCCAGAACCCCGCTTCGCTGATGCCTATTACAAGACTTTGCGGAAGGTACGCCGCAATGCACTCTTCACGAAAGGATTTGTACTTTTTTACTTCGCTTCCGTCTCGCTCTGGCTGTCCGTCTCCGCCGCTCTCTTGGAGAGAGCCTGAAAAAAACCGCTTTCCTCCACGGCTTCCTTCAGCACTTCCGCAATGTCGTCCATGCTGCCGCCGTTGATGATGTGATTCTCGATCTCTTCGCCCGCCTGATCCGCTTTCTTGCCCATGCACATAGCCGCATAGGCCCGAATGAACATGATAGACTTCTCTTCGATTTCGGCCATCGGGATTCCCATTTCCTCAAACTGGCAGACCGTATTGAACGTGATCTCCTTTGTAGGGTAAATATGGCCGTTGATGGTGATTTCCTTCTTCATACTCGATACTCCTTCTCTTCCAGATTAAACAGCTGTAGGCTTTACAGCCGTTGCCCATCCGATATTCCCGTTCGGCGTGATATAGGCAGTGTTTTCGAGAACGCTGTCAACTTCCGCGCCAGCAAAGCCGAGCGGGGACGGGTTGCCAGTGAAGAAGAACGCCTTAGTCAAGCCGGGGATGTAGAACTCCCACCAAGTCTTCTTACCAGCCTCGGCGGCAGTCTTGTACGCTTCGACAATCGCGTCCCATGTGGTCTGAAGATCTTCTGTCATATTGAACGTGACGCTCAGCGCACCGCCAGGGTCCTTCAGACCATCAATATAGGTCTTCCACTCCGTAGCTTCGAGCGGAGTAGTTTCAAGGGTGGAGGGTTCCGGGTTGAAGTCCGGGAGGCTCTTTGCACCCTTAATCTGCGTAAACGCAGTAGGCTTCGTTCCTGCGGTCTGTTCGACAGCATAGCCGAGCAAAATACCGGCAGTACTAAGTTCGATTGCCATGTTTTACCTCCTTAGAAGTCGTTTATTTTCGTCTACGACCGTCCGATAACGTGCCTCCATTCTGTAAATAGAAGTTTCAGCGTTTGGAAGCGTCAAGGGCTGTCTGCTCAACCTGACAAAACCGAGCGCCTGCATTTTCTCGTCGATCGTCTGCATGATTTCTTTTACCTGTTCTTTCTTTCCAGAGGAAAGGTTGCTGTAGACATTCACGTCGTACATGAGCTGCGAGTGGTGCGACCCTTCGGAATCCAAAGCTGGTAGGAACGAGCTATTATCTTCTTCGATCACGCTCACAGACGGAAAACTCTCTGGAACATGAACGTATTCGCTGTAGATAGAAATGCCGTCGTACTTTTCCGTCAAAATTCCTGCGATTGCGTCAAAGACATCGGTTTCAATATCAGGAACCATTGAATACCTCCCTTGCGATTCTCAAAACCTCCTGCCGGAGATCCTTTGCTGTGTGGTACATCGTCGCAGACGGCGGATTACCGTAGGTATGGGTACCGCCCTTCTCTTTCGGGAGATACCAGCCTTTTAGGTCATTCCAGTG